TTATCTTTGATCAAACTATATGATATAAGCGCCCCTCCATAGAGCTTAGCTAAATCATAATATACATCTCCGACTTCTGTGGATCCTCCAAAATTATGGCGCCAGTCAATCAAACAATATCCCTCTTCCTCAGAGTATAAAATATTATCAAACTGGAGATCTCCGTGGAATGCAGTTGTAGGGATCCCATCGTATAAGGTGTGCCATTCGCAATCATGTATAATATCAGTTATCTTGCGTGTGGGGTGCCCATTGACAATATGTGACGACAGGAATCCTACGTCTCGGTTTTCTAGAAATAGTTTCAACCTTTCTAGTGTTTTATCTCTATAAAAAGTGCGGCAGAGTCCCATCATCTGTTTCTGATCATATTCCGACGGGGGCCACAGATTTTCCTGAGCAAACGTTAAAAAGTTTTTGAAAGTTGCAAGATCGTTGACTTCATATAGTGTTCGCCCCTTAACAAATTCGTAGGAATAAACATTATCCCCCTTATATAACATTTGAGGAGTGTGAGCAGCAAGATATTTTTCTCTTTCAATTCGTCCCTGTGTGGCTGCTTTGTCTGGAAATATTTTCACGAGCCTGTCCTGTAATTTATAAAGGAATTCTCCATTTGTTTTTGTAATCCCAAACTTCATCTCCCCCTCAAACTTATCTTTTGCCTTTAGATAATTGTCCACTGTTCCCAGGTCGTACCATTTAAATTCTTCACCTCTAAAATTTTTGTACTCTTCTACATTATAAAAGGCCGATACCACCTCGCGACCAGGGACGTCTAGTTCCTTCCAGAATGTCTCAAAGTCGTAGATACCAGCCAGGCCAATAAATGCATGGTCAAATCCCTCAGTGCTTTTATTCTTAAAGTTTACTACGTTGCCGTCTTTTAACTCCACGGTAGAGTATAGCTCTGGAATTCCTGTTTGACTTACTCCCAGCCAGTTGTGGCTTAAGGGCGGGAGAGGGTCGTCAATCAATGTATCTGCCGTAATTAAATAAAAGGGCCTTTGGAGGTGTTCCCTGCACTTGTCTATAGAATAGGACGGTCCGGATTGGGCGCCCTCATACTCCCCAACATCTACAAAAATAAAGTTTCGGTCAGGATGAGCCGCTTCACAGTATTCTCGGACCAACTCTTTCTTATAGCCCAGCGCAATCACGATATCATAATCTAGAGGCATTTTCTCAATCATGTGGGAGACTATGGCCTTATTATCCACAGGTAACAGACCCTTGTTGGTGTGTTTGGAGAAATTATGCATCCGGCTCCCTGTCCCCGCCATCAAAATACACGCTGCGTTTCCGCGGTGTTCATATTCTACTTTTCCATCCTCGCGACCAATATCGTCTTGAATTCGAATAACGTCGTCTACCTGAGGTGTTGACACTTCTTGTAATACGATATCTGAGAGTGCAATGACGCGATGTTTTCTCGGAGGCATAACCGTAAAATATTCTCCTTCTTTCATTATATTTTTTTCAATCACCCCTTCATCATTTTCTAACCATATCTCTGCGGTGCCTGAGATAATATAATTGGTCTCTACTTTTTCTTCGTGGTATTGAAAACTTGTACGAGTCCCTTTATTGATGTATATTCTTTTGTAGCAATAGTGATCATTAAGAGCCAACCATACCTCCTTTCCCCAGGGTTTATGTACTATTTTAGGTGTTTGCATTGTTGTTTATCTCGTTCCTGCGAAGAAGGTTTTCTCCACAATTTCTTGTGATGGCCCATTGCAGTGATCACCTGCTACGGTGTTGGTCTTAATATCATATCCTTCATGATACAGGGCAATCCCCCACAGCCGCTCCATAGACTGGTCTTCTATTTTAGTAGTAGGTAGAATCTTTGAGAAACCGGTGCCATGGAGCTTTTCTAGCACCGATCTGTCGCATATCAAGGCACTTCCAAAAAGTCCAGGATAGACTTCGGGTATAGTGTAGGAGGTGTGGGCCTCTAGCTGCTGCAGCGACCAAAAACGTGAGAAGGGGTTGTCCCATCCAAATTCTTCTCCCTCTCCGTCCGGACTACTTCGTCCGCGTAAAAAATCTCCCGAATTAAAGTATCTGACAGAGGTCGCGCTAGCACTTATCTTTTTATCAAGTCGCGATTTTAGTTTCATTGAATCATGTAAAACAATATATTTTTTCCTCTCAAACTCACGAAATGCATACCAAATCGCACCAGTTATATAATTAACATTTTTTGCATCCGCAATTGTAACCCCCATTTGTTCCAATTTCTTAAAATAAGACTTATCGGGGGAGTCACTGTCTACCACGATAATTTCCGCATCATTGGGGTAGTGAGCCTTGATTGATTTAACACATTCGAAGATCGCACCGTTATATCTACACGGTATAATAAATGTGTGCATTATTTGTTCTCCTTAAATAAATCAAATTCTCGCAAGTCACGGTAAGGCGGCTCTTCGGGTAAGTCGGGCGCCTTAACAGGGTAATTCTGCATAAGCATTAGCCCGCGTGTTGCCTCTTCTGGTGTCATATACATGTTATACCCATTCATTGAAATGTTGTCATCATGATACTTGACTTCGGAGCGGCCTTCATAGCGCATTTTTTTAAACCAATTGTACGCCTCTAAACTATCTGTTAAAATCATGCCTCCTTTTCCAATCTTAATATGTTTCTTAATGTGGAAAGATAAGCACATTAGGGAGTTTGGCATATACATTTCTGATGTGAACCGCTTCGCGGCATCGAAAATTGGATAAGGTTTGAGTTGATATACCCCCTTCCATGGGGCGTCTTCAAAGTTAACTGTTCCGCCGGCGTGCATAATAGCTTGAGGCACCGAGAGATAGGTTCGTGAAGGGATTGTAACCTCCTTCACTCCATAGTATTTGCAACATAACAGCAACGCGTTGGTGCAACTGTCAACAGAAACAGCATATGTGGCGCCCGTATAATGCGCGACCTCTTCCTCGAACATCTTTACTATTTTATAGGGGTTGTGTATCACTATTTCTCCAAAATATAGTATTTTTCTTTAAAACCGCACTTCTTAAAAAGCCCCAAACTCTCATGGTTTGTTGTTTTAACCTTGGCGTAGCTGTCCGGATGCCTGGTCATCAATTCATTAATCATAAACTTTCCGATTCCTTTTCCCTGGTGCCCCGGTTCAACGGCCACCCTAATATCGCCTTTTATCTGTCCGACAAACCCCACGGGGCTGTTTGCTTCAAGACAGATATAATAGAATTTACCATATTTTAACATAAATTTAAAGTGTTCAAATTTACTTATGTATTTTTGTTGTACAAAGCCCTCTTTAACACCCTCTTCATTACGCAGCACTCTAATATATTCCCAATATTTTCTTTCATTTTGTACTAATTTCATTAATTGCAATCCTTGTACAGATCCGGAAGGGGAATCCCATTCCAATAAGCGCGTAGATAATCTCTTTCAATTCCCAGATCCAAGTGATAATGAAGGGTGGTTCCAATATCAATATAAGTGTTTTGGCTGCTAAAATCAAAAAGTTGATGAATAAGAATCTCACTTAAGCTGCTGGCTGAAAAAAGAAACACGTGGTCTTTTACGTCTTTTTCCTTTATCCACTCTTTTATTTCGTCGATAAGATGATGATCATTCACGATGCAGTTCTTTCCCACTCTGAAGTCCTTAACAGGTTCAAACGGAAGCTTCTCAAGTGATCCGTCCTTACTGCAAATCATCACGACTTTCTTTTGTTTAAAAGTGGGGACAAAATGGTTTAAGAAGAGGGGATAATTGGAGTTTACCAAAAGATTGGGACTAGTCCAGTGTACGTCGTCACCAGGACGCATTTCTTCTAACATGGGGATATCGTCTTTAATATGGCACGTGCAATTACCACAACCGGCTCCGACGAAATAATTCTCTTTTTGATATTTAAAAGCTTCTATTAATGCTTCCCGAACAAAGCCGTGTTTCTCAGGAATAAATTCTTTGTGGTCGTCTGCAGAGTATCCGAACTCATGCATCGTCTCTCCCACTTGCACATGGTCGCTAGCTAATACTAGTTTCTCGTTGCGCATTACGCAAGTTTCTCCGTCCGAAAAACGTGAGAAAGCAAAATGTTCTCCACTCTTCAACATCTTTAACAAGTGAAAAAAATCTTCTTTGAATCCTCTACTCATTTTTCAAACGTTCTCAACACAGTAACAATGTTCCTCGCCGTATATCCGTCGCCATAAGGACATTCATAGTCTGAGGGTGGCACAAAGTCGTCCTGAATCTCGTTAACACACCGGTATAGATCATTGGATGTCGGACAAAGAATTGAAAAGGTTCCGATGCCTGCGACGCGTTCGGTTTTTTTGCGACATACAATACTTTTTTTACGTAAAAACGACGACTCTTCCTGGAGGCCTCCGGAATCAGTAATCAAAAACCTACACTTAGCCAATTGCTCTACGAATTCGTCATAAGGAAGGGCCTTCTGAACGTTAACCGTCTCTAATTTATCGAGGTGCACCTGAATATTAGGATTAGGGTGCGCATAGTAAATGAAATCTAGTTCCCCAAAGGCTTTGGCAACCCTGTCCAATTGTATGAACCAGTCAGGTATCTCTTCATGATTTTCCCTGCGGTGCATGGTAATTATTACTGTATTGTTATAAGATGGTTTTAGATCTTTTTTTCGTAAATTATCTAAGACGGTATTTCCTATTACATATACGTCTCCCTCAACCCTCTCATGTCTCAAGTTCTTTGCATCATGATTCGTAGGACAGAGATGTACAGAGGCCAGACGAGAAATTACCTGCCGATTAAACTCTTCCGGATATGGATTTTCATTGTCATAGGTTCTTAATCCCGCTTCTAGGTGGATAACCGGAATCTTGCGGTGGAACGCGGCGAGCCCAACTGCCATGGCCGAAGTGGTATCTCCCTGCACCATCACGTGTGTTAGTCCACGATCTAACCAAATTTGAGGTTGTTCCATAATGGACCCCACAATTGAGTCCAGCCGGTTGTGCCCCTCTTTAATGTGCAACTCGTGGTCAATATTCGCTCTAGCCCGGGCGGGTAGTAAATCCGTGTGCTGCCCGGTAAATAAAACCTTGTATTCGATCCTGGCTTCATCAAATTCCTCCATTACAGGAAGCATTTTTATATATTCTGGTCTCGTTCCATAACATAATAATATCATAATTGTATTCCTTTTACTGTTTGCCACCCATTTCTGAGGGCGTTTTGTACTACTTCATCGCGTTCGGTGAAAAATTGCTGATGAGATGTTTCATTGTTGTTGGAGGTCGCTTTACTATCAATTCCCAACTCATTGCCCAATATCGAACCATGTAATGATGAGTCATTGGAGGGATGGGGTGGGCAGTAGGTCTTGATGCCTCCTAGTTTTTTTGCTAAAAATGAAAATTGTATATCTTCTCCGTTGTCCCATGTGGTGGGCTTTTCACTCCATAAATATTGCAGCCACTCCCTTTTAAAAAACCATGCATGGCCCACAAGGTCCACTTCAGTCGTTACTTCATTTTTAGTGGGCCACCCACACCTATCGTGATGTACATAGTATTTATCTTTTAATATAACGCCGGCCGAACCCAGAATCCCTTCGTGATCTTTCATGGTCTCGAGACAATTTTCAAACCATTGTGCACCAGGTATCGTATCATCGTCAAAAATAGCGATGTATTCAGTGTCCGCAAGCAAAGCTGCAGCAAAACGGCCATAAAACTTCCAGTTATAATCGTTATCAAAAATTTTATCAACATTAAGCTTACCTCTATCAAATCTTAAATTATCTTCATGCGCATTGATCCACACCCAGGTTTCTTTGGGTTGAACTGTTTGTTGTTTGAGGGCCGATATCTGTAATGGAATGTTTTCGGGGCGGCGGTACATGTTCATAATTACCGTGATGTCCGCAGTGGGCGCACTCGTTTCGCTTGTTTCTCTTAGGGTATCTATTAGTAAGCGCTCCGCGGTTGCCTGATGTGTTTTAACGGCTTCTAGGAGTTTCGCTCCCTTGAGACTAAACCATGGCTCCCCAGCGGCACTAATATTTTTATTACAAATAAGTTCGCAGCCGACGACGCGTGCCTCCACAGCCAGACGACTAAATGTTTCAAAGACTTGCGGAAAAAAGACTAGCCCCTTCTGGGACGCTAGTTTTTTTATAAAATTCGCATAACTGGGGTCACTTATAAGTTTATATTTTAAATTGGATTTTTTGCAGTGATTTTCGGCTGCTCGCTGGCCCTTTACCCAATTGGTTGATTCTAAAACGGCAAATGTATCTTCTTTCTGAGACGTCACGTTGTCTTGAAGTATTTGGAGATGTTCGTCGGACCAGAAGGTGCAACCAAACGCAACAATATTATCCAATTGCAGATTTTTTCTAACCACTTCCCCATGTTTGGTGCTCTGACAGAATACTTTAGTTGCTCTTTTGTAAAAGTCACGGTTGATGATTTCTTTGGGAGGGGCTTCGAGGTTAATAAATCGTGATGGGTCTCGCGATCTAAGATATTTATGGTCGTGCTCTACAATGAAGTATGTTGCACTCCGTAGTAGTTGCTTGGTGGCCGTAGATAATGAAACAAAGTTAGAAACGATAAATACACAATCAATACTTCTTTTTACTATCTCCGGAGATAATTGAGAGGCCTTAATAAAAGAAACATCATGCCCTTGACCAGTTAATATACTCATCAAGTGAGCGTCAACTAATTCAGCGCCTCCTGCCACCTCCTGGGCTGAGAAATCTGATGTCCATAATATTTTTTTCATTAATCAAAAACTAATACTTCGTCTTCGGCCTCTTCCACGTTGAGACCCGTGGCGTTAACGAATTGTTTATATATATCCTCTTCGCCCCAATTGTCCAATAGATGTTTTTGAAGCGCTTCAGCTTTTTTCTTCGCCCCTCCATAATTGCTAAACAGATATCGGAGCCCCTTACAGTAAGAGTTTTTTTGCGCGAAACACCATTTAGATTCTGGTAACAAGATACCAGGGTATACCGCCTGTGGTTGTATCTTGTCTATCTGATGAAGAACCACGGTAAAGTGAGACTTAAGTCTATTTTTTATCGGGGCAAAAAGGAAATCCTTATAACCGCCCCAGTCGGGGGCAAGTATAGGAAGGCCATTATATGCGGCCTCAAACACTGGTAATCCAAACCCTTCGCCATGTGCTAATGTTGTTAAAGCTTTAATTTTTTTATGTCTATAAAGAGACGTCATCTGTCCCTCCGTTAAATCGCCATGCAACAGATACACAGAACACTTTCGTTCCCCCAATGAATTAAGAAACGCGTTGAGACGGCCGCGGGTATAGGTCTTATCCATAAGCGAATTCTTAAGCTGATTGATCTTTAAAACGAGGCCGACATCGGTTGCGTCCCTGAATTCTTCCACGAACCAACCAATAGTGTTTTCCAAATTTTTGCGGGGACACCACTGTGCGACGACGAGAAAGTTGAACGGAGTCTTCAAATCAATGCCTATTTCTTCCGGCTCTATGTTCCGTACGGGATAATTGACTGCTTCCACTGGTGCGGTGGCGGAGAGTTCCGGTAGCTTTTGACCTGTTTGTGTATCGGCTACCTCATAAACTGAATTAAGAATTCCAGCCTTAGTGTGCTCAGAGGTGGTTATGATCTTGTCCATCATGTTAATTTTTTGCAGCCATTCTCCAGAAACAATGTTTGTTTCGGCACCCGCTGTATAACCGATATTATAAGGAGCGATTTTTTCAAATTCTCCAGGGATAGTAACCTGAAGCGACGCATCAAAATCTCCCCCTCCCTGGACGTACATAATTGTTTTGTTGAGTAAGAACTCTATCCACCGCTTTTCAGGTGTGTTTTCAGTCAAAAAGCCGGTAGCTCCCCAGGGAATATTAAACGCGTAGATATCGAAGATATCCTCTCGGCTTTTGAGAGCGTTTAAGGCAAACCTAGCTTGTACTCCATACCCGGACATGCTTAACAACGGCGCCTTTATGATTATTTTCTTTCTCATCCCATCTCCTCAAAGGTCCACGATTCGTAGCCTTTTCTATTTTCCCATGAGCCTAGTCGCTCATGTACATCTCGGAGGAGGATATCCCATGATTTTGTATAATTCTTAAAATTATAATTCTTGGCTACGTGTTCCATTCCTAATTCTCCCAATTGTTCTCTTTCCTCTTTGCTCATATTGAGCATTTTTTTAAGTGCATCAATGAAATCCCTCTTGGCTGTTCTATCTTCATAAATCCAGGGCACATCTTGGGATCCAATTACCACTTTAGAGGCCGGCTCTATGCCAACGCCAAACCACTTCTCTCCATCGGTTACCTGCTCTTGAAGGCCTCCGGTCATGCTTACAACGATGGGTGTTCCACACGCCAATGATTCTAAGGTGGCCAGTCCAAATCCCTCTGCATCGGCAATATTAATGGTGCAGTCTGCCATATTGTAAATATTGGCTAGAATTTCGGAGGGGTATTTTTGTACTGAGAGAAGAACATTCATACTAGAGGGATCTGCTAGACCTAATTCATTAATAATAGCCTGTAGATCCTGCCCATGCGGGTCTTTCGGATCCGTATGCATTATTAGCATTGCTTTATCATGACCAACTTCATGCAAAAACTCGTTAAACCACCACAGCACAGTGCCAGATTGTTTTCTTTTCGCATTACGGTTATTCCAGAAAAATATAAACTTATCCTGAGCCTGTTCCGGTAATGCTTCTTTTTTATATTTAACGATTTCTTCTCTTGTCTGTTTCTTAAATATTTCATCTGGTACTGCGTGTGGAATGTAGTGGGATTCCACCTCTGGCGCTACGGTCTTTACGATATCATCTGTTACTTTGGAAATTGTGGCAATGATATCATTAGATATATAAAAGTGTCTGTTAAAGTGCGGATATGGATAGTTGTCCCACACATGGTAATAAACCATGGGGACGTGTCTTCGCACTTCGTTCTCCATATCCCAGAGCCATGGATAAAAACGCGGATCGGTCATAAACCATAAAATATCTGGCTTCCATCGATGGAGGAGTTCGCGAACTTTATTTTGATCGCCGTAGCCGTCGGTGGGTTGGATAACCCAATCTCCGTCGTATTCCGGGGGTGCTTGAGGTTCATAACTCTCGTGTTTAATGGCGCCTCCTATAGAGTAAAATTGATAATTTTTAGTCGCTAACAATCCCTCAATCATATATCTGGTTTGTGTCCCCACCCCCGAAGGTGACAGGGGATGATCACTTAATGTAAGAATTTTAATTTTTTTAGTCACTCTTTGGCTCCTTAAAGGTTAGATTATGGACAGTGAATGGTGTTTTTAAATTCGCAATATGTACAAGACAACCGGTTTTTGACGAAGTTTTCTTTGTTCACATTATACCTAAAGTTTTCTATATATTTAAGAGCTTCTTCAATTTTTCTTTCGTCACTCTCAACTTCATAAAATTGCACTCGGCTTTTACCACCACTAGTTCGGCTCAGCAAGCCAAAATGAGCCTTGATTTTGCTCAAGGGATGTCCATGCTTTTGTGCGTAATAATATTTATAGAGCAAAAGCTGGGAGGTAACCATCTTGTCGTTTCTTTTGCGGTCATTCCACCCACGTGTGGTTGTTTTCCAATCAATTATGTGTAATTCATCGCCACTTCTTATTACCATATCAATATAGCCCTTGAAGGACAAGCGTTCTTTAAGGAACCAAATGTCCTCATATAGCTCCTCTTCCACAGATACCACTTCAAATTCACCAAAATAGGTTTTGAGTGTGTTTTTAATATAGGGGATGATTTTTTGACCCTGGCCCTTCATCTCTTCATAAAAGGCCGTGTCGTATTCCTCCAATGCCTCCGCTTCGGTCTTAAACTCTTTTTCAAAGAGAGAAATCAACTCTTTATTTTCTAGTTCATGAACCTTCTCACAAGCTGTGTGGACGGCGCTTCCAAATGCCGTATATAGATTGCCTTTAAAGACCTTCAGGCCGTCCAAATATAGAAGCTTGTGGTAATAGGGGCAGCGAGCCCAGTTTTTTATCTCAGAATATGAAACGTGCAATAGATACCTCGTTAAGACGTTTTTTTAGTGCGGCCCTTAGTCTTTTTCTTACTTGGGACACTACTTTCTATCTTACCAGTATTTTTAGGAATTGTCAAGCTTTTAATTTCAAATTCCCACGTCGCTGAGCGCTCTGTATTGTTTCTATTGTGCAGCCGGCCTGGACCCATGATTCGCCGTCCGAGGCAGAGAGTTTTAGGTAACTCCTGTTGCACTATTTGGATAATCTCGTTCACCGTGATGACTGTGTGGTCTTCATACTTTAGTATTCGGCCTTGGTTGTTGGGCCACTTATATACGGGAGTACTTGGAGGTAGTACCACAGTACATGTACATATTCCATTTTTCTTATCTATGTTAACATCAATTTTATTCATTGTCAACTAACTCAACTATCTTATTATATAGAAAGGGGCTCGTTTCTTTAAGGTTTTTTTTATCTCCTAAGAAATATTCCTCAAAACCCTTTGCAAAATACTCTCTTAGGGAGGTGATTGCGTAGGGGCTCGTAAAAAGTTGATAGGTCAAGGTAACTAAAGTGGGGTAGCCAACGCCCACATATAAAAACATATCAAAATCTTCATCGTACTCCACGTCAAGAAAATATTTAGGGGGAAGTTCATATCCCACTGATTCTAGAATAGAATAAAGCTTCTTTCTTTTTTCTATAAATTCGTTCTCTATGCGCATATCGCCATATATCTCTTGCATATGTGTGGACTCATAAGCATGGGCTATCTCGTGAACAATATCATCTACCATATCATCATTAGAAGATTGCGCATTCGTGACATAAATGGCGCCGTCTTTATAAAGCGCATTTAATTGTCTTTCTTCAAATTCGGGAATGTGGCCCACAATAAAGGTGTCGAGTTCAATGTTTTTTATTAAATCGCGGGAAATCACCGATTGTACTTTATCAAGAACTCTTTCAATATTCACCTTGGGAGGTGGGATATCTTTTACATAAAGAGGGATATTGCCATAAACATAATAATATTTTTTCCGTATCTCTTTCTGTTTTTCAATAATATATTTTTTCAAGCTACTCATCAGAGTGGTCAGATCTAGACGCAATCGTCTCCAGGGATCTGCCGGTTTCTACGTCTGCGAGGGCTTGGGCATAACCCCTCAAAAAATTCTCTTCGGCGACAACCAGCAAGAATTCCGGGAATTCATCGGCGATGGTGTTAACAATCATTTCCACTGTAACTTCTCCATCCTCTGGGTCGTGGTTTTCTCCCACATAATTTACCAGCCAGCTTTTGAGCGGAGTGTCCCCCGCTACCGCTTTCTTTAAATCCTCGTTTTCTATTACAGTCTCATCTTTTTGAAATTCAATATCAGCCATTTTTGTCTCCTTGTTTGTTATAATACTTCAGCCGAAATCGTCGCTACTTTGGATCTCTCTCCCTTGCGTAATGTGATATGTCCTGATATTTCTTGGCCCTTCAGCTTTTCCACTGCATAAGTCAGACCATTTGTTATCTCATTTACATACACATTGTCAATTTGTTCGATATCTCCAGTAAAAACGATCTTTGTTCCCTCTCCAACTCTTGTAAGTATAGTCTTTATTTCATGTTTTGTTAACTGTTGAGCTTCATCAACAATAATAAAGGCATTAGAAATAGAACGGCCTCGGATGTAGGTAAGCGCTTCTATTTCAATCACCCCCTCATCTATGTATAAATCCATATTCTTTTTATCACCCATTAAATACTCGAGGTTGTCTTTAATTGGCGACAACCATGGCAACATCTTTTCTTCCAAAGAGCCAGGTAGATAGCCGATGTCCTTCCCCATTGGCTGCACAGGACGTGAGACGATCACTCTTTTATAAGGAGCCTCGTCGGGCGTATATTCTAAAGTTTGTTGTAGGCCCGCGGCGATGGCGCATAAAGTTTTGCCACTTCCGGCTCTTCCGATTAAAGTAACCACAGGTACCTTCCGATCCATTAGCAGTTCAATGGCAAAAGATTGTTCTTTATTGCGAGGACGGATCCCCCAGACTTCATCATGCTTAGTTAACTTCTTAAGGGGCTGCTTGTAATCATAGAACCTGCTTAAAGCTGTCTTCTTTGCATTAGAGTTGGAAACTAACATCACCATCTGGTTTGCATAAAGTTCAATTTCTTTTGGATCGGCATATATTTCGTCTCCATTATAGAATCTGTCGATAGTTTCATCATCCACCAAATAGCTGTCAAAACCATCATAAAGGGAGTCATTTTCTTTTATAGTTCCCCCCTCTACATAATCTTGAGTTTGAAGCCCGATAGAATCACACTTAATTCTCATATTGATATCACGGGATACTAGTATTACTTCCGACGATTCATCTTCTGCCTGGGCCGCTAGGGCCACGCTAATTATTTCGTTATCGGATTCACTCTTTTCAAAACTGTCGTTTAAGAGTTCTAGACTTCCTGTCTTGACACACAACATACCCTTTCCTGTCCCAAGGCTTACACCTTCTTTGAGGCTTCCCACCAAGCGCAATTCATCGAGGGACCGAATGGTAGATCGGGCGTGGATGCCCGGACCGTCTTGTCTTTTTTTGTGTGCGTCAATTTCTTCTAAGACCTTAAAAGGTAATAAGATATCGCTGTCTTCATATGCAAAAATTGAATTCGCATCCGTCAAACACACACTAGTATCTAAAACATATTTCTTTTTAACCATTATTGTCACATGCTAGCATTAAGGGGTCACCAAAATCTCGGGAAGGGTAATAATATCGTTTTCAGTGGTCTTGTGTTCATCAGCAAAATGAGAGTAGATAGTATAGACGCGTTCTATATCATTTTGGTGCGCGGGGCAGAGAAGTATTTCTTGATTGTTGTATAGGGGCCCACGAATACATGGGTATTTTGCTGAGATCTGGCGTTCTATTGCTGTTTCCATCTTCATTGCCGTGGGCTTCTGCGTTGACGAAAACGTTAAGCATCCCGCGATTGTGAAGATAATTGCCAAAGAAAATATAGCCAATATGTTATGTGTTTTCATGCGCTTATCACCATCCTGTTCAGGGTAAATAGTTTTTTTCATTAGATTAAGCCTAGTTATTTTAGGAGGACGAGTATGAAATATATACATTCTATACTCATAATTTTTTGTTTTGCATTGTTTTCATGTGCCACGGTCTCCTGCGCGGAAGAGAATCTCCCTTCTAATACGTTAGATGAGCCCAAGATTAAACAACTTCCACGTCATTCCTTTTTAAAAATTGACAGAAACATAACTTTTAAAATATGTAAAAACGAAGAGGATCCCACAGACTGTATAAGAAAAAAGATGCGTTCCTCGGGATCCGGCTTTGTCATCGGAAATGTTCCATATGGTTCTTTTATTATGACCGCAGCCCATGTGTGTGACGTCTCGGACTATATTCGTTATTTAAGCGGTCCCGGAGTTACGGCCATGGGAGATGAATTTTTTGTTACGGATGTGGGGGACCTTAAATACTCAGGTGTTGTGCTAGAAATGGATCTACAATCGGATCTGTGTGTTGTATTCATACATGGTTTGAGGAATGCTCCTGTTACAATCTCTTCTGTAGGGCCGTCTCCTGGTGATAGGGCCTATAATCTTGCCGCGCCTGTTGGTTTTTTTAGTAAAGGAACGATTCCCACTCTAGATGGGTATTATAACGGGCAGCATCAGCGATATGCTTCTTATTCGGTACCAGCGATAGGAGGAAGTAGTGGGAGTCCTCTCTTTAACGCCGAAGGGCATCTTATCGGCATGATTCACTCTGTGCACGTAAGATTCCAGTTTTTAACCTTTTCTCCTACCTTAAAAGAAATTCGCGAGATGGCCGGAAAGTATATTAATTTAGAGACACACTAAAGCTGTTAGCATACAGAACGAAATAAGGGCATTTTGCCAATATGGGTGATCTTTTAACATGGATATATCTCCGTATTTAAGGAGTATATA